ATGATTCAGTGTAAACGCGTTTATGACCCGCAGGAAACGAGCGACGGCTACCGGATACTGGTAGACCGTCTGTGGCCGCGCGGGATAAAAAAAGAAACGCTGAACTACGATGAGTGGTGTAAAACGCTGACGCCATCAGCAGATTTACGCAAGGCTTTTCACAGCGAGACCATCGATTTCGCCCACTTTAGCCAACTCTATCGCCAGGAGCTTGAGGCTCAACGGGAGGAAGGCAAACGCCTGGCGGCCCTGGCCAGTCAACAGCCGCTGACGTTACTCTATGCGGCGAAAAACACCCGGCAAAACCATGCGCAGGTGCTGGCTGACTGGCTAAAATCGCTACAATAAACGCTACGGCTTATTCGGGTGATCGCGCCGCCAGAGCGCCCATTCATCTAACGTTTCCCCGCTGGGCAGCTTACATTCAGTGCGTACGCCCTGCGGGCTTTGGATGGGAACCTGCGTGCCGCCGAGCTGCTGACAGTAAACCGAAGCCGGGTTAGCCATCCCCACCGGATGTGCAGGCTGCGTCGGCTGAGTCTGCGCACATCCGGCCATCGCCAGAGGCAACATAGCTATCATCCACTTCATTTCTACTCCTTAATTGATCAAAACGGACTTTCGCCCTGAATCTCCACCTTTTCTCCATTTTAGCTGCACTTTTGCATCGTAGAGTAGCCCTGTTCTCGAACTGACCAGAGAACAGATCATTCCATAATCAATGAGTTTTTCCCCGTCGCCCCCGACGGGGCTTTTTTTTGGGATTTAATAAATTGAAATAAAAGGATTTATTTCAAAAGTGTCCACATATCGACCACATTGACAAGAATAGCCCCCTTTCCAGGGGGCTATTTTTATACTGCAAGACTAAGTTGACTGTTCCCGTAATGAGAAGCCGGGAAAGCATCGCCGGGGATAAATCCTGGCGGCAAAGGCTCTGCACTGGTCGAGCGCTTAGTGACCTTGCGCTCTACGGTATTCAGCGTTGTGAATGACTCGCTGCATTCAAGGTTCTGACACTGGTGATATTGCCGGATAGTGAACTCACTTAACCGGCGGCTGGTGCGGGTGCGGGCATTAGCGCCGCAGTATGGACAAACAAACATGATGATCTCCCATAGGGAGTTGAACTCACGCCTATTATTGCCGTTACTGGTCCGCTTCTGCAATCCAGTCGCCTGTTTTTGCTTCAAGTTCCAGTTGTGTGGTAAATCCGCTATCGCCTGTCACATGCTCAGCTTTAGCGATAATCCAGTCCTGTGCATCAATCTCCTGCTTAAACCCGGACACGGTCAGATGCATACCCGGGTATAAATCCGCGCGGCCTCGCGCCAGGGTGATGGAGAATTGCGCCGCCCCCTTCTGGAGCTGGATCCACTTTGCCGCAGCGGCGCGCCTCGCTGCCGTTTCGTTCTGGTAGGTTTTGCGCAGCACGTAAACATTCCCCTCCGCGCCTTCCATGTAATCCCCTTCCGCGCTGCTGCTTTTCTCTACTTTTTTCCGTGCCTTACTTTTGCGCTTTGTGACCTTTACCGCTTTTTTCTTACCAAAACTAAGATCCAGCCAGTACGCCCGCACGCCGGTGTAAGCATCACGATCAGCAATGCGAAACCGGTGACCGTCGCCGCTGGCGCGGGTAATTTCAGCAGAAGGCAGCGCCCTGCCGGAAGCGCTCACGCCGCCGCCGGGGAGGATGAACAGCAGGCACCCGTTTTTCACGGTGGCAATAGCGCCCAGCATGTCGGCCATGCGGGTTAAAAACGACATGTCGCTCTCTTCGGTCTGGTCAGCGTGGTCTACCTCGATGTTGATCAGATCTTCGCTAATCATCGGCTTAAGCTTATAGCGTCGGGCAATGGCAGACACCACACGCTCTACTGTCACATCATGCCAGGACACTTCACGCCTTACGTTCATTTCTTCGCGAAAATCCGCGCTATGCGCCGTCACGTCAATCACATCCGGCGGGCCACCATGCCCGACTTCATCAACGGTATAAAGCCCCTTGTAAATCAGTGGCTCACCCAGCCAGCCAATAGAGACCGCCAGCTCTGCGCCACGCGGCGGCAGATCAACCATCCCGTCTGCGTCGTCAATGGAGATGGTGAGCTGATCGGCCTCAAAACCGTTATTGTCCGTGACAGAGAGCGCCGTGATACGGTCTGCCAACTCAGTCAGTTCCACGCCACCCAGCGTAATACTAAAATCCGGCTTCTTAACGGCCTCGCTCAGTTTCTCTGTATAGTTTTCGGCTGCTGTTTGTAGTGCGTCCGCTATCGCCATAACTCCCCCGTTTTTTGCTGATGATTCCACGCCCGCGCGCGGGGCTGAATCCCTTTTTGTTGTCAGCGAACGGGCAGACCGGCAACCGCAGGACTCAGCGAGCAGGCCGGGTGATGATTGCCGGGAACTCAAAAGCAACATGATGGTGAACTTATGTCTGAAACTCGTTTTCACGGCGTCCGCAACCGCGAAACAACCGATCTGCAAACGGCAATCAATGATATTGATTCGAGCGTGATCGGGATTGTGGCGATCGCTGACGACGCCGATCCCGAAACTTTCCCGCTGAATACGCCGGTACTGCTGACGCGGGTGCGTAATGTACTCAGCAAAGCGGGTAAAACCGGTTCGCTGTATAAAACGCTCAAAGCCATCTCCGATCAGTGCAGTCCCCGCGTTGTGGTGGTTCGCGTGGCGGAGGCCGCCAACGGTGCCAGCCAGTCGCAGGCCGTCATCGGCGGTGCTGACGGCGACAGCTATACGGGGATGTACGCCCTGCTGACAGCGGAAGCCAAAACCGGTTATCGTCCGCGCATCCTTGCGGTGCCGGACTATGACACGGCAGAGGTAACCGGGCAGCTTTGCGTGATTGCCCAGAACCTGCGCGCCTTTGTTTATGCCGGTTGCAACGAATGCGCAACCATGGCGGAGGCTATCGCTTATCGCAAAACCTTCGCTTACCGCGAGCTTATGCTTATCTGGCCGGACTTCATCGCTTACAACCCCCTGACAGATGATAACGAAACGTTTCCCGCCCCGGCTTACGCCTGCGGCCTGCGCGCCGCTATTGATAACAGCCAGGGCTGGCACAAATCGCTGTCCAACGTAGTGGTGAATAACGTTCTGGGCATTTCAAAAGATGTTTTCTGGGCATTGCAGGCAGAAGACAGCGACGCCAACGAGCTGAACAACAACGAAATTACAACACTTATCAAGCGCGACGGTTTCCGCTTCTGGGGCAACCGCACCACGGACACCAAAACCTACACTTTCGAGGTGTTCACCCGTACCGCGCAGATCCTGGCGGACAGCATCGCGGAGGCGCAATTTACCACGGTTGACAGTCCACTCACTCCGGCCAACGTGAAAGATGTGGTGAGCGGTATTCGCGCGGCTCTCAGCAAAAAAGTCACTGCGGGCCAGCTTATCGGTGCGGATTGCTGGTATGACACGCTGGACAACGGCACCACAGATCTGCGCCAGGGTAAGCTGGTTGTGCGCTACAGCTACGGCCCGGTCCCGCCGCTTGAGGATCTGACGCTTTACCAGACCTTTACTGATGATTTTTACGAACCGGCGTTCGCGTCGCTCGGAGGTGAATAATGGCCGTCCCTCACAAACTGCGGCTTTTTAGCTGCTTCATTAACGGTGATAACTACCTCGGAAAAGTGACCTCTTTCACTCGCCCCAAACTCTCACGAAAGGTAGAGGACTATCAGGGCGGCGGCATGCTGGGCGCGGTCGGGGTTGATCTCGGCCTTGATGCTGGCGCGCTGGATTCCACGATTGTATTTGGCGGCGTCATTAAGGCTCTTTTCCTTGAATTCGGGGCGGAAATTGACGGAACGCGACTACGCTTTGCGGGTGAATATTACACCGACGGCGACAGTCAACTGGTTGAGGTCGAGCTGCGCGGGCGATTTACCGAGCTTGACGGCGGAGATTCAAAACAGGGGGAAGATACGGAGGAAAGCTACACCTTTAAATCCACCTATTACAAATTCTCCATCGATGATCAGCCCATTATCGAAATTGACCTACTGAACTTCATCTACAAAAAGAACGGTCAGAATATGTTCCCTGACCGCATTACTTCCGCCCTGGGCATGGGTAGTTAATCGCAACAAAAAGGGCGGCGGTGACGTCGCCCGGAGAAATCAGAAATGACCAGTAAAAATACTTTCAAATTGACTCGTCCAATTGTGCGTAAAGATGGCGAGATTAGCGAAGTAGAGATCACCGGCGCCATCAGTCAGGCCGGATCCCTGCGCGGTCTGAACCTTATTCGGGTTGCCAATATGGATGCGGATTCCATCGCCACGCTGTTAACGCGAGTTACCGCCCCTGCTCTGACGCAAAAAGAAATCAACGAAATGCACATGCTGGACTTTATCGGTCTGGCAGAGAAGATGGTCCCTTTCTTGAATCCGCCGGAGCCTGGAACATCGAGCGCGGCGGAGACGGAGAGCGAGTAATCACCGTTGCATTCGACCAGATCGACGATCTGGTCGCTGATATTGCCGTAATTTTTAACTGGCCGCCCTCCGAGGTCTTCGGCATGGATCTTGGCGAGGTGATAGCCTGGCGCAAGCGGGCGGCGCTTCGAAGTGGTGCCAGTGATGAAGAATCTTGATATCCGCGTTGCATTCAGCGCAGTAGACAGGTTTACCCGCCCCGTTAATGCCGCCCGCCAGAGTGCGGGCGGCTTGTCTGACTCCCTCAGAAAAACACAATCCACCCTGAAAGGCCTCGATAAGAGCACCGCCGCATTCCAGCGTATGACTGCCGCCGTCAGCAAAACAGATCGCTCTATCTCACGTGCGCGCACTCGCTTTGAGGGGCTGTCAGAGACGCAGCGTAAAAACGGGACACTGACGGAAAGGCAGCAAACACTGATGACGCGGCTGGGTGAGCGCCTCGACAGACTGAGCGCAAAGCGCGTGACTGAGGTGGCCCGCCTGCGCGAGAGCGCATCAGCATTGCGCCAGCATGGCGTGATGCTCTCAGGTAGCAGCGCAACCATCAGCAATGCAATACGCCGCACGGATGAATTGAGCCGGTCGCTTGAACGGGAAAAAGCGCAGCTGGCTGCGGTGACTCAGGCCCGCAAGCGCTACGAGGGTGCGCAGCAGATGGCCGGGAAATTGCGCGCAGGCGGCGCGCTAGCGGTCGGCACAGCAACCGCCGCCGGTTATGGTGCCGGGCGGTTCCTGTCGCCTGCGGTGGGCTTTGATGAGGAAATGTCCAACGTCCAGGCGTTGACGCGGCTCGATAAAAACAATTCGCAGCTAGCCGCCCTGCGTGCTCAGGCCAAAAAACTCGGCGCGGAAACCGCCTTCACCACGCGTGACGCCGCCAGCGGCCAGGCGTTTCTCGCGATGGCGGGTTTTACACCTGATGCTATTCGTGACGCCCTGCCCGGCGTGCTTAACATGGCATTGGCGGGAGGAATGGACCTGGGCGCCAGCGCCGACATCAGCTCTAACATCCTTTCGCAGTTCAGGCTTGATCCCAAAGAGATGGATCGCGTCAGTGATGTGCTGACTGCGGCATTTACCCGCACGAATACCGATTTAATGAATATCGGTGAGGCGATGAAATACGCGGGCACCGGCCTTGCTGGCCTGGGTGTTGATGTTGAGCGCACCACGGCAATGATCGGCGTAATGGCTAACGTTGGTTTGCGTGGCAGCATAGCAGGTACGGGTTTACAGGCGACTTTCTCCCGTCTGGCTGCGCCAACCGGTAAAGCAAAAAGCGCACTTAAAGAATTGGGCGTCGAAGTTGCTGACGCCGCCGGAAAGATGCGCCCCGCCGAAACCGTGCTGGCTGATATTTACAAGGTTGTAAAAAAATACGGCGAAACAGATCAGCTTTCATTTTTCAAAGATATTGCAGGCGAAGAGGCGGCGAAGTCATTCCGCGCCCTTGTGATGTCAGCCGGTAGTGGTGAATTGCAGACACTGCTTAGCAGCCTGCAAAACTCGACAGGCGAAGCCGGGACGGTAGCAAAGGTCAAAACGAATAACCTTGGCGGTGATCTGAAGGAGCTGGACAGCGCCTGGGAGGCGTTTCGCATCTCTGTCGCTGAAACTGTGGACGGGCCTTTGCGCCGACTGACGCAGGGACTCAGCCATGTTATTGGCAATATCAAAAGCTGGGTGGAAGAAAACCCGCGACTGGCTAAGACGCTGTTTGTTGCCGGTGGTGTTGCGCTGGCGCTGACTGCCGCAGTCGGCGGGCTGTCTCTTGCTGCTGGCTTACTGCTGGGGCCGTTGGCAAAGCTCAGGCTCGGCTTTGCGCTGCTGTCTGGCGGGAGTGGTATTGGTGGCACGCTGTCCGCGTTCCGGGCGCTGTCTGCCGTTGGGGGTAGCTCGCTCGCGAAATTCAGCGGCTGGCGCATCGTGTTCGGGAGTATTTCCACACATGCCAGCGCCATGGTTAAAAGTATCGGCGCACTCGGCGGGCGCTTCGCTGCCCTTGCCGGTGCTCTGGCCCCCGTTCGCGGCGCGTTACTCGCGGCGTTTACCTCTCCTGGCGCTGCGCTCGGCTCGCTGGTTAAAGGGATTGGCGGGCTTGCGTTCCGGCTGACTGGTCTTCCGGCGCTGTTTGGTGTGGCTAAGGCGGGGATAGCGGCCTTGGGTGGAGGACTGTCACTGTTGTTGAGTCCGATCGGTTTACTGGGTGCTGCGTTTGTGGCGGCGGTAGTGCTGATCTGGAAATACTGGGGGCCAATTAAGGCGTTTTTTGCGGGTGTCTTCACGGGGCTGATGCAGGGGCTTGCACCACTTCGCACCGCATTTGCAGGTTTTGCGCCTGTCTTTGGCTTGATTGGTGATGGCGTCAAAAAGGTCTGGAGCTGGTTTAAAAAGCTGTTTGTACCCGTGGAGCAAAACCGGGAAACACTGAACAAATGCGCGAACGTAGGTGAAAGGTTCGGGAGGGTATTAGCGGGCGCGTTAGGGATGGCGCTGACTCCTGCAAAAGCCTTGCTGAGCGCGCTCACCTGGATCCTTGAAAAGCTCGGCGTTTTGCCCGACGAAACGGAAAGAGTGCGTAAAAAGCTGGAGGAGGCGCAAAGGACGTCGCTTTTACAGGAAAAGCTGACGCTCCTTCAGGGTGACATTGGAGCGATAACACCTAAAAAGGCTGAAGTACCAAAAGGTGATGCGTCTCCAAATGAAAAGCCTCTTACTGGTGATAAGCCTCTGCGTCGCCTGGGTGAGATTGCAGACAATACAAAAGGACTTTTAGATGAGGAAAAACGCAAGCGCGTCGGGCCGGGAGATATCGTATTTAAAAACCTGCCGCCTGCACTGGCAGTGCGGGGTGAATGGCAGGAGTCGCGACTTGTCCGCCAGTCCGTCAGTGCCCGTCCGATCATTGCGGCCGGTGAGCCGGTGGTGTTGCAGGCACCTGCCCTGAAACCAGTGCGCAGGGATGAGGTTAAACGCGCGGCAGCTGCGGCGCAAGGCGGAGTTTTTTCCGGTGAGGTCCACGTCCATTTGCATGACGTGCGGAGTGATAGCCCGCGCGAGCTGGCGCGGCTGGTTGGCGAAGCTGTCCGCGCGGAAATGGATAAACAAAGGCGCGCTGTCCGCGGTTCCTTCAGGGATAACGATTAATGGGGAGTCATAGCGATGATGATGGTATTAGGACTTTTTGTATTTGAACTCAGGACGCTGCCCTATCAGCAGTTGCAGCTGTCCCGTAACTGGCGGCACGTCAAAAATGATCGTGTTGGCCGTAGCGCAAAATGGCAGTACGTGGGCGCGGGTGAAAATCAGCTGACGCTGGGCGGGCTGCTCTATCCAGAAATTACCGGCGGCAACCTGTCGCTGGGTGCCGTCTCCACGATGGCGTATACCGGGCTGGCCTGGCCTTTAATTGATGGGGTTGGCTCGATTTACGGGATGTATGTCATCACGGGGTTACAGGAAACGCACCAGGAATTTGATCGTTATGGTAAGGCCAAAAAAATTGAGTTCACGCTTTCACTACAAAGGGTTGATGAGGATATCAGGGAGGGGCTGCAAAGCGCCTCTGTCAGCGACCTGATGGCAACACTGAAAGAAGGTGCAGAGACTGCATTAAATACAGCTCAGGAGACGCTAGGCGGTCTGACCTCCTGAGCTACAGCGCTGTCATTAATGACGAAACTTCTATTAGATTAAATTTATCCTGAAACATCTACTGCACAGAGCCAAACCTAGTCTGACAGGCGGCTCTGTGCCAGCAGCGGACATTTCTTTAACAATTGTGTGTAAAAAAAATCGGGCGCTGGTCATTAAAGTTGCAAACCACATAGACTTTAGGTATAGGGTATATGTCCACATTAAAAACTAGTCTAAGGGGAAATGGATGCAACGTTATGAGATTAATGATGTGTTCGGACTTTCAAGGGAATTGCCTCTGAATTACATTGAGCGTAGTGATGTTGATAACAAACTAAGGCAAGAGCTCAAAGCCCAAAAGCACATAGTTATTTATGGGAGTTCTAAACAAGGTAAAACTTGTGTAAGAAAACATTGCATTGAATCTTCTGATTATATTTTAGTACAATGTTCTAATCGCTCTGATGTCTCTGAATTAAATGCGAGCATCCTCAAGCGTGCAGGTTTTGAAATCACTCAGTCTACTAAAAAAGGAATGACCGGCAAACTTAAAATCATTGCATCTCTTAAAGCAACTGTTCTTGGTATCGGAGCTTCTGTCGGTGGCGAGGAAGAAAATAGCACCTCATCTGAATTGGTTAAAGCGCCACTTGAGATAGATGTTGATGATGTAAATGATGTTATTGCAGCACTCAAGTCAATAAACTTTAAAAAAATAATAGTACTGGAAGACTTCCATTATATGCCTTTTGAAACGCAAAGAGATTTTTCTATCGCGTTAAAAGCATTCCATGAGTCTTCCGAAATTACTTTCGTTATTGTAGGTGTATGGTTAGAAGATAATAGACTAATTGTCTATAATGGCGACTTAACAGGAAGGATTATTTCCGTTAATGCGGATAAGTGGAGCTCGGCCGAGCTTACGCAAGCAATCGATGAAGGTGGAAATCTTCTTAACATTAAGTTTTCTGATAAATTCAAAGAGGATGTGATTACGCACTGTCTCAATAGTGTTTATCTTGTTCAGGAAGCATGCAGGCGAGCCTGCATAATGTCAGATATTAATCAAACGCAAGAAAACTCAGTTGAAATAGGGAATGGACTAGATGGAAAAGAAATAATTGCGAGCATCGTATCCGATCAATCAGCCAGATATAACTCTTTCCTCCTGAATTTTTCAGAAGGTTTTCAAGATACTGAACTTCAAATGCATAAATGGATTCTTCATCCCGTTTTATGTGCTTCCATTGAACAATTAGAGCTAGGGTTGAAATTTAAGGATATCCGTGCTGCTTTACAGGCTATACATCCTCGAGGTGAAAAACTTAACTTAGGTAATGTTACGCAATCCTTGCAGTCAACCGCATCCTTGCAAATAAAGAAAAATATTATGCCTATAATATTGGACTACGACCAAACAAACAGAAAGCTTAATGTTGTAGATAAAGGTTTTTTAATATGGCTACAACACCAAGATGTTAATGAATTAAAAAACGATCTTGACTTGCCACTTTGATAAAAATAGACGCCTGTAATAAAGGCGTTAACTTAATATATCTATAAGATATCGAAGAACGGGTCACTAATGTACTATTCCCTAGAGATTGGATGTAGCCTTGAACCGATCTCTTGGTATCAGGCCAACCAACATTTCAAAGCTACTTTAGCTAGGTCCCGATTGTTAATGTGTAGTCATCGTTTTTTTCGAATTTCCGCTCCTCGCTCAAAGCTGACTCTCAAATTTGATTTTGTGTTAAAGGTCAAGCTTGAGCTAATGCATTTGACAATATCCAAGACCGGCAAACACGGTCATTGCTGACCGTGTTTTTTATGCCGTGCGTTTCCACAAGCAGAGGGTGACGTATTCGTTAGTCACATCGAGTGATTCGTTTGCGGTTTCCTGCTCGCCCGCTGCGTCGATATAGGTTCCTGCTGTCATATTGAGCGGCCCGCTCTTCTGGTTGTCCGTGCCGTGTGTCGTGGTCGGATCCCAGGTCTCACCAGGTGATCTATCACCCGATTTGTGCCAGTGCGGCGGAAGGTTGCTGGCTGCGATTTTTACCTTATTGCTGCCGCCGGTCGCACCGTGCTGAGATCCAATGCGTACTACCCTGTCAGCAAAAGCATTGCTTAAACTCTCCCAGGTCTGCCACGGAAAACGCTCAGCCGGGCTTTTTTCGCTAGGGATAATGATCCCAGGATAAAGAATGGCGTCAACGATACCCTTAAACCCCTCGCCGTCACTGTTCAGCCCCAGATTCTCGCGCGCACTTGCAGTGTTGGTTAAATCAGAGAGGTTACTCTCTTTTTGCAGTGCGCCGGTAATGCGTGAATCATCTCCCGCCGCCACCATTCCCTCCGAGGTGCCCACGTCCCGCGTGGCTGAATTCCCCAGCTCCAGATTTTCCCGCGCTTCTGCGGTATCGGTTAAATCAGAGAGGTTACTTTCTTTTTGCAGTGCGCCGGTAATGCGTGAATCATCTCCCGCCGCCACCGTTTCCGCAGTGGTGCCCACGTTCCGCGTGGCTGAATTCCCCAGCTCCAGATTATCCCGGGCCTCTTCTGTATCGTTTAAATCAGCAAGGTTTTGTGTTCGCCGCAGATAGCGTTTATCACCTGTTTCCTGCGTGAGAGTGGCAAGCGCCGGATCGATAACAAGCTGCACGCTTGAGGTATGGGTCAACGTCAGCACCAGCGTCAGAATGATCTCTTTGATAATGGAATCAGATTGCGCCGGGAGGTACGTCGCCGGGTACGCGCCGTAAGCAATGAGCGTACCCTTAGCACTGACCAGCCCCGCCTCTCTTAGAGTTTTACCCGGATAATCCTTGCAATTGATAACAATCTGACCGCTGATAAACCCCTCATAGCTTGAATCAGAGTCAAAGGTTTCACGGCCAAACTGACCAAAAAGCGCCGTCACTGCCGCCAGGTCATCGGGATCGGTCGGCAATGTCACACCACCACCATCACCGATCAGCACGGCGGTAATATCCACAACCTCCCCAGCCTGATACGCGGCCTCGATTTCAGCCGCGCCCGCCGTGGTTAGTGTCAGTCCCGTGGCCATTATGCCTCCTCACTTTTTATTTCTGGCTCAATGCCGTACACGCTGGCAAGGCGATCATAAAAATCATCACTCACGGTCTTGCGGTCAGCATCGATATCGCCTTCATCAAGATAAATCACGCCAGCGTTCTGAAGCCGGTTCAGGTGCTCCAGGAAAAACTCATCCGTCTGGCAAAAGTCGATCATGCTTTTTAATTGATTGAATGTTTTCATAATTTATTCGTTATCCAGTTGCCGGGTAAATCGTCGTAATCGTCCAGGCCTGCACAGGCATGAAACGCGTAATAATGCGCGGTGACGTTCGGCACCTTGCTCATAAATACCAAGCCTTTACCGGTCAGCAATGCACACCCCCTGAAGATTGCCGTTATGGTGACAATCTCCGGGTAACTCGCAAGATTAAATATCGTATTAACGTCGCTGCGTAATGACGCGCAGCCGTCAAAGAGATAGCCCACCGTCGTGACCGCTGTGGTGTTTAATAGCCCCGCTCCGACGCTCTCCAGCGCCAGGCAGTCAGCAAACACATTAGTGAATGCAGTCGCATTTACACTCGATGCGAAAAGGCCGGCAGGCACTAAACGCAATTTTTTACAGCCCCTAAAAGTCTGTCCGTAAGCAGTCACTAGCGAATTGCCGCTGAACAGGTTTTCCGGTATTTCCTCCACGCCGGTATTCTGGAATGTGGCGCCAAACGAGGTAATAAGCGAGCAGGACGCGAACAGAATCGGCGGGATATCAACCAGTGAAGCGCATCCCAGGAACGTCGATCCGGCGCTGGTCAGCAGGGTGTTGTTTTTCAGTAAATCGCCAGGCAATACCGCCAGTGAGGTACAGCCCGAAAATGTCAGCGTTAACGAAGTGAGATTGACGCAACCATCGAGCAGGCCGGACGGTAGCGCGATCAGTGCGCTGCAATCCTGGAATGTGGATCCCATTCCCGTAAGGGAAATCATGTCACTAAACAGCGCTTTTGGTAGATTAGCCAGCGAAGAACACTGATTGAATAAGAAATTAACGGCCGTCACTTTAACGCAACCGGCAAACATATCTCCCGCGAGAGAAACAAGAGAGCGGCAACCGGAAAACGCGTAGCCCAGACTGGTTAACGCGCTGCAATCCCGGAATGCCCCCTCCTCCACCGATATCAATGAAGTGCAGTTCATAAACGCGTAGACAAATGTTGTCACCAGCGCTTTATCAGCAAAAGCATCCGCGTCAATTTTCGTGAGCGATTCACAGTTAGCAAAAGCGTATGAGAAAGTGGTGACTTTCGCGCAGTCAGCAAAGGACGGGAGAGCCGTCAGGCTACTGCAACCGTAGAACGCACTTGCAAAGGTTGTCGCCCCTTCACAGCCGGTGAAAATATCTTTCGCCACAGTCTCAAGGGAGCGGCACGCATAAAATGCAGAGGAAAATGTTTGCGCCAGAGCACACCCGGAAAACACCCCCGCACCGACTGTTTTTAATTTATTGCATCCAGAAAAAACCGTCCCGAAATAGGTGACTTTCGACAAGTTCGCAAAAAATCTATCAGGAACAGAAAGCAGCCCTGTACAACCGCTAAATGCGCCGCCAAAATGATTCGCCTCAGAACAATTTTTAAACAGATTTGTAGGTAGTTCGGTAATAGACGCGCAATTCTGGAATACTCCATTGAATGCGCCTCCAGGAACATCTGTAAACATGTCAGCCGGTAATGCAGTGACATTTCTGCACGCTCTGAAACAATAAGTGAATGCCGCCGCTGAAACGCATCCCTTAAATATTCCACTACCGATATTTGTCAGCGCTGAGCAACCATCAAATGCATAATTAAAATTCACGGCAGATACACAGCCGTTAAATAAATTATTGCCGATACTGATCAGGCCTGTGCATCCTGTAAATATCGATGAGAAATCGATCGCATCAGACTGATTTATAAACAGCCCGTCAGGAACTTCCGTTAGAGATATGCATCCCTTAAATGCGCCCGAAAAAGAAGCTGCTTTTATCTTTGAGAAAAGTAATGATGGGATACTTTTCAGCGATGAGCAACCAGAAAAAGCATTTTGACAATCAGTAACATTTGGTAAATCGTCAAATGCTCCAGAGCGGACTGACATTAACCCGGCAGTATCTATTGCAAAACCTGATAAGTTATCTCTTTCGCCAGTAACACTGATCAATTCAACAATTGTATTTAGTTTTGATGATGTATTAGAAATACGGCTTCTCAGGCTTGCCTTTTCAGTATTTTTTACCGTTATAGTATATTCCTCACCCTCATTCAGAGCACGGGTAGGAATTACCCAACCATAAGCCGATGTTGAAAGATCTATGCGATAATCACGGCTATCTATACCATCGCCATAATCTATAGTGAAATCCTCATCGACATAACCAAAGAATATTGGCCTGGTTGCGCTGTCAATGCGGGTAATGAATTTCATTACCGCGACCACTTTCACACTGATCACCGCGCTGACGCCGTTAGTCGTCGTGACGGTGACCGAACAGGTGCCTCGCTTCACGCCCGTAACCAGAATAGCGCCGTTGACTATTCTGGCGGTCGCAATTGTTTTATCCGACGTGGTTACCGTAAAGGTTTTATCTTCCGCGTATTCAGGGAGGATGGTCACCGTGACCGTTTCCGCGTCACCGGGGGCCAGATTCAGCTCGTAGCGGGATAAAACCACCTGCAACGGGACAAAGCGCGGTGTGATTTTCTCCGTGGCGTACATGTAACCGGCCGCATACGAGGTTCCCTGAAGTCGGCCAAATACATGAACGGAAAACCAGCTGCGCAGATTCCTGGCGCGCAGCACCGCAAGTTTCAGATCCTGCTGGTCGAATTCCGTCACCGGCAAATCGTTCTGATACACGTTCAGGCGAAAGGTATATGGATCCCCTTTCGGGTTCTGATTGAACCATTCAACAATATCCGTCCCAAAAGGACTGTCCACCAGGGCATGACGGACGGCGGCGACCGTCCCGCGATGCCGGTGGATATAGTGGGCGCGCTTGATCGCATCGCGTTTCTTTTGCTCTGACCAGTTAATATTCCAGGTATCAACCTGATATTCCCACGCCAGCCACGGCAGGAGCGCCAGCGGGCAGCTGTCAGGATCCTTCACCCAACGGATAAGATACACAGGTATGCGCGCCAGTGCGGCGGCGCTGGCCCTGTCAATGGCCCGCTCCACGGCGGTAGCGTTGGGTGGCAGAATGCTGGCGGGATAATTAGCGGTCATAGTCCATCACCACAAGATTGATTTTCACAGAGGTGCAATGCGGGGCTTCGCCCATCGTCGCAACGACGTCGGCGGCCGGTGAATGCAAATCGACAGTGACAACGCCGTCCTGATGCAGCGCCCCGTCGATGCCCGACCGTGCAGCGGTGGCGTTGATAAGATGCACAGAGGCGGTGTATTCGTTCAGTGCGGCAGTGGCTTTTTCCAGCACCGTGGCAGTGTCCACGCCGTAAGGGACGTAAATGTCAGCAACCACCTGATAATTCACAATCACAGCGGAACGGACGTAATCAGCCACATAATCCGTAATCGGGCGCACGTCTTCCGGGTTTACCGCCGCCAGGACTTTATCGAGCAGCGCCTGCGGGGCGGTCCCATCTCCGGTACGTGACAGAACGTAGAGGAAAACGCGGCCCTCCTGATTATGCGTCTCCGGGCCATAGGCGCGCACGTCGAGCACATCCGCATCAGCTCCCAGTGCAAAATAGTGATAGGCATTACGGGCACCTGCCGTGCTCAGGCGCGCCCATGAGAGCAGCGTGCGGGCGCGCAGCTCTTCATCGCTTTCGTATACGGCGTCCGCCTCGTCGGTGGCTTCGGTAATCAGCAGGCGTTCAGTGTCAAAATTTCCCGAGACCTGATCGAGATCCGCCCCCAGGGCGCTGGAAAGCAGCACCGCGCGCACGGCTTCATTAATGCGTTGCAGCAGATGGATCTCGCGATAGGTGAATGCCTGAGCCAGCGCGGCCATCGGTTCAGATTCCAGTAACAACGCAGCAGACACAGAAGCCTGAAGTTCCACAGGCATGGCCGCCACGATAAGCGCCCGGATATCAGTCAGCACCGTTTCAAAATCGGGCACCTCGACGATATCAGGCTGCGGGATCTGAGATAAATCGACGGACGTTTGCACACTAGCTCCTTAACCTGATTGTGTTGCTGGTTTCTGTCATGGTTTCCGTGATGGTGCCGCTCAGCTCGGCGGTCACTGCGCCTGTTTCTGAAAACACCACGTTGACGGTAGTCAGGCTGATCCGCGGCTCCCACTGCGCCAGCGCGATAGCGGCGGCGCCCATCAGCTGCATGCGGGTGACGGCGTTCTGCGGCGCATCGAGCAAATCAGGGATCGCGCTGCCAAAGTCCCGGCGCATCACACGCGAGCCGGTTGGCGTGGTGAGGATTTTTGTCACGGACTGCCAGAGCTGATCGTGATCGGTCAATGCGCCGGTGCCTTCCGGGTTCATCCCGGTATAACTGGCTGTCATTGCGGGCCTCCCGTGGTACTCCCGCCAGACTGCACGCCACCGTGTTTATGTTCGTGCACGGTGATCCCGTTTGACTGCAACACGCCGCCGGAGTGGATCACATCACCGGCCATCGCTCCGCCGTGGGTCAGTTCGAAAGCGCGCGCTTTAAGTTTTTCTGTGCATTCCACCTCGGGCGCGTCCAGCGTGACGCGGGTTTCTGCCTGGATATGCGCGGTTTTAATGCCGGTCACGGACAGCGCTCCGGCATCGTCGGCAGCGTCGTAATGCAGGCGCGCGCCATCCGGTGCAGTGATGCTGATTTCCAGCAGGCTGCTGCCCGTTGGCGGGTTATCTGCGCTGTATGCTGAACCAATCACAAACGCGTTTTCAGGGTTGCCGCCCGGGCAACCGATCCAGACCTGCTCCCCTATGGAGGGTGGCAGCCAGATGCTGAACGCCCCGGCGCGGGTCACGTTCCAGCGGATCCAGGTGGTCAGCAGCCTGCCGGAGCGAACGCGCACCGCTTGCTTGTCGGCGCTGATTTGCTCCACGACGCCCTGGCGCAGAATGTTTTCCAGCAGGCGCATCAGCTCGGCATTCATGACGCACCGCCCAGACTGCTGATAACGGCGTTTTCCGTCGCGATAAGGTCTGCCGGGTTCATGCCCAGCAGTTCACGCGCCGGGTACTGTGCGTAGGCGCCCGGGCCAACTTCATCCTGGAGGCCGTACTGGTGAATACGGGCAATGCGCGCAGCAATGCCGTCAAATCCTACGGTGACGCCGCCCGCGTCCGGTCTGACCTTCATAAAACGCAGGGTGCGCAGGCGGGTAAACATCGGCGTTTTTTTTGTCTCTGAATGCGTCGCTGATTGTGTTTTGATTTCCAGATACCGCTCGATATCGGCCCGGTAAAATGTGCGGATATCCCGGCGTTTCTCGTCAAAGCCCGTGATTGTCCGGCCATATTTCCCGCGCCCGCCGCGCCAGTTTTTCAGCGCCCGCACCTCGTTATTCCAGACGAACTTGATCCCCTGCTGGGTGCGGTAAACTTTGCGGCGGCGCACGGCATAGCCGCTGCCGTCCGGGTTTTTCTGTGACGCGATGCGGCGCTGCTGACTGCGGCGCACGGCCAGGCCAATTTTGCGCGCGGTACGGGTGCGCCCCGCCGGGCTGACGCCGTCGAGAATGTCCTGAAAGACCTGATCCAGCTCGCTGAACATGCGATCGCTCACGCTCCGCCCTCCTGAAGCATGCCTTCAAATACCAGCCCCCAGCCAGAGGCGTGAGGGACCAGCACGCGCGGGCGCGGCTCCGGCAAATGCTCAGCATACGGCACGCCGTTTTCATCCAGCTGCACCAGTACCCGCTGACGCACCGGCAGCTCAAACATCAGATCGGCGGTGTCGTCGTTGTTAATCAGCGTGGTGAATTTAATCTGCTGGTTTTTATCGGGGTTCAGCAGCAGATCGGGCTGATTAAACCAGAGCCAGGCCAACAGCGGCAGCGTGAAGTCGTCAATGCTCCCGGCGTAGTTCATGACGAACAGCACCAGAGAATAGCGATACATGAACGACGGCGTTTCACCGGTAGTTTCAATGCCGCCCTCTTCAACAAACACCGTCCAGGCCTCCGGGTTCGCCCGGCACCAGGTGTTTGCTTTCTCAATGGCGGCGCGGAGTGTGTTTATCTTCAGCATTTATGGCTCCTTACGGGGGTTCTGGCGCAGGCTATCCCACTGGCGGATCGCCGCTTTGTCGGCATTACATGAATCAAGTGCATCTATCAGCCTGTCGCTGAATATCGCCACCGCGCCCCAGGTCACCGGCTCATCCAGCGCCGGGCGCGGCGTCTCTTCGGTCAGGCTCTCCGGGACGGGTTCACGGACCAGCTGATTGATCGGCGCGGGCGGTGCGTTTTTGCAGGCTGCGGCTGACAGCGTCAGGCACAGGAGCAGCAGCGCACGTGTCACCATTGAACGCGGCCTGCATAGCTTCACGTCGGCGCTCCCCTTCTGCATTACGCTGTTGCTCACGGACTTTCACCTCTGCCAGTAATTTATGGGTCTCTATGGCGGTCGCCTTCACTTCCTGAATAACCTGGTCGTAACCGGTCGCCGTTTCGGTAAGCAGCTTGTTGCGGGTCCGGGCCTCACTCAGCTGGTCGGTCTGCCACCAGACAGCAGCCAGAAGGACAAGCATCACAATCATGCTGTCCGCCCTCATGACGGCGTACTCAGGCCCAGCAGGCACCAGGCCTTAAAATCGGTGCGCCGGTTAACCAGTCCGGGGGAGCGCTTACCGCCTGCATTGACAAAGTCAGTCAATCTGTTGCACATCTGCGGCCATTGCTTAGCCTGGGCATGCTTCCAGATCGTGGTTCTCTGTTTGCGTCCGTTTTTATCGGTAAACCACATCAGCCCGGTGCAGCCCAGATTCAGGGCGGCATCCGTCATGGCCTCAAAGGTGTACTGTGGCATGTCGGCGCCGTGGAAATTGTTATTGATGCAGTTTTCTGCCCGTTGCAGATCGTTGATCCAGCGCCGTGCTATTTCCTGGTTGCTGTATTCGCGGTTTTCCACGCCGCCCGTGGAGCCGATTCCAATGGTCAGAGCACCCGCCGTGCAGTAATAAGGCGTGCTGCGGCAGTCTTCCCAACCGGCAATTTTCTGCTGCCCTTCTTTCGACGTTCTGACGCTTCCGGGCGCCAGCGAAATGCCCAGGGCCACAATCACCGCAATCGAACATTTTTTGATGATGTTCTTCATGTCGGGTTATCCCCGTGCAGTTGCTCCAGCAGCTGCCGCTCGCGGTCCGACAGGTTGCGGCTTTCAGCCTGGTGGAGAATCTGCTCGATCAGGTCGTTGCGGCGCTGGCTGGCCTGCTCAATGCGGCGGCGATGTATCGCCAGCCGGACGGCGGAAACAATCCCCAGAAGAAGGCCAGCCAGCGCCAGCTTTTCACTGACGGTCATGACGCCCACGCCGGTCACCAGGGCGGATGTTGCAAACGCAAAATATTCGTTAATACGATCCAGAGTCATTCCCATAACTGGACGGTTACCCGTTCCACCTCGCTGGTTATTTCGGGCATTTCGATCTCCTGCCCGGCGTTCAGAAAAATCTGGTTGCTCAGTCCCGGATTGGCTTCGAGCACCTTCTCCGTGACGCCTGCGGTTTTGCCGTAATGACGCCAGCAGAGCTGATCAACCGTGTCGTTTTGCAGCGCCCTGACCTTCATCAGAAAAGCTCCGAGTAAATACGGGGTTCTTCCCGGATATCTGAAATACTCCAGCGCCCGTCCCGCCAGAGATCGTCGATCTGCCTGTCCAGGGCTTCGGCGTCTTTGTCACCTTTTGGCGTGGTGCCAACATCTCTGTAACCCTCCAGTACACTGGCGCGGGTGAAGGAGTAGACCGCGCGCCGGAAGCGGTAAACTTTTGCGCTTTCGCCGTTAATCTGCTCGACAGGTTCACCGGCGGAAGTCAGCATTACAGAAGCCAGCGATTCCGCGCCTTCCGCTTCCCTTTGCTTGCGCCAGTCCTTCAGCTGATCCGCGACATGCAGCGCGGCCTCCGTTGCCATATGCATTAACCGGGATGTTGTAATGTCACCGGCGATGCGGGCCGCGAGGCGCAGATCGTGGAGCTTCACTGTCGGCCAGAAAGTGCCGACGGCAATCTGTGCGCCGCCGTCGTCCACATCCGTCACATCACTCTCTGCGGGCCTGACGGGGCGCTGTGCGATAAAACTCATCGTCGTTTCTCCGGTAGGTCAGGCGGTGGGCGCCCGGTGAAAAGACCGCTTCACGGGCAGATCACCGGACACGCCGCCTGCGGCGCAGGGCCAAGTCGTTACAGTCAGGCGTTCTCTCTGGCGGTGGTTTTCGTTGTCTTTTTTGCCGCCGTTTTGCGAGTGGCTTTTTGGGTGCCGGCCGCCGTTTTCGTCTGCTTGCGTGTTCGTGTGGCTTTTTCTGCTGCGGGTGTTTCGGTTGCCGCTGTATCGCTGGATGAAGTCTCATCTTCCGCATCACCACCCGCCGCGCTGGTCTGCGGCGCCTTCTTCAGGGCGCTGACCAGAGAGGCGATCTCCCGTTTCACGCCTGCGCCCGGGTTCAGGCTCATGGCTTCCCGGAAGAGTTTCAGCGCTTCGCCTTTGGTTTCCGCGTCGTCCGTGTCGCGACGGCAAAATGCCCTCACCTTGCACAGCTTCGCGCGGACCTCATCCGGCATGTCACTGTCAGCCACAATGTCGGCCAGCTCGTCCAGCATGGCGATATAGCATGACAAATCAGCTCCGGCGTCCGTGGTGGCGAGGTTCAGAATAGGGTTACAGATTTCTTCGGTCAGCACCGTGGGTGCCGGGCGGCGATAGTTGTCATCCGGCATGCTCAGGCCATGCTTAACGACATAGCGCCCGATGCGCAGCGCCAGCGCATAGTCGGAGCAGTCCACCGCCCATACCATCAGCGTGGTGATAACCGGATCGGCGCGTCCGCTGTCGCCCTCGATCGTGCCGTCAATCCACCCCTGAAACTCAGGAAGGATGCTGGCCTTTACAGCGGCCTTCGCCTGGCGGGACTGGATCTGGCTCAGCGAGGATTTATGCATATGCAGGCGAAAGAGGATCTGCTCATGCGCGGTGCGCGTCTCCGCGTCACGCTCATCACTGGAGCCTCGCCTCTCTGCCATGACCTTCTGAAAGTGTCTTTGTGCCGGTGTCAGCATGCGTTCATTCTCCTGGGCGGGCTTGCTGCCCGCCTTGTAATGGGATTATCAGGCGAATGTCACGCCGTCGATCATGGCAATCATGCCGTACTCTTCAATGACATAGTCGTCATTGCTGGACTGATAAGTCGCCACGCGGTTGTAATGCGGCTCTTCGCGGATAGAGCGACGCAGGGAGCCTTTCTGGTAATACACAGAGAGGTTTTTCAGGTTGGTGATGAGCACGACGTCTTCAGGAATACCCGGGACAAAGACCGTCGGCAGGCCGCCGATCTTTTCCTGGCTGACAATGAGCTGGGCGGCCAGCAGTTCGGTATTCGGATTGGTCTGGCTGAGCGCGTTCACTTTCGGCAGGTTCACTTTCAGCAGCAGATCCGACGAGAGCACAGTGACCAGACCGGGAGCGCGGCGGAACCAGGGATCCATAAGGCTGTGACGCGCATCGAGCACGGCGGCGTCAATATTGCCGTAGGTGCCTGACGCAATCACCGCGTTATTCTCATCACGGGAGGTCAGCGTGATACCCGGCATAATGCGCTGCGGCGCCTCATTGCGGATTTTTTGCAGCCAGCCAACGCCGCAATCCTGCAATAACGGATAGGTCGTGCGGTCGGAGTTTTCAGAATAATGCGTGCCATTAAAGCCAATCATCTGGCGATCCAGCCCCAGCTGACGAGCCATCGCATTACTGATTAATGACTGAAATTCAGGGTGACCGGCCCACGCATCCAGCTCCGCATACGAAAGCGCATAATCATAGTTGGTTTTGCGGCAGTGGTAGTTCTGCGGCTCTTTGTTATGGTTCGGTGCCGGGTTGCGGCGGTTGGTGCCGTCCGAGCTGTTATTGGTGCTCGCCATCGGCCCCTTACTGCCGATTTTTACTTTCTGCCCTTCCTGCTCTTTAACCCCGAAGTGGTTAACCTGCTTCATGAAGTCATCCGACTCCATGGCGGCCTGTTCCAGTTTTTGCTGGATTGTCGGATCGACGCTAAAGCGGTTCGCAACGGCAGAAGGTGAAACGCCGTTCAGCTGCGCCTGGCGCACAATGTACTTATCAAATAGTTCGCGGGTCTGGTTTTCCATGGTTACCTCTTAGAAGTCTGCAAGTTGCGCGCTGCTGTTGCCGGTTGCCGCCGGTCGTGCGCTGTAATTTTCTGCGGGCTGGAGCTGGAGCTGACCTCGCAGCGCGTCAAGTTCGCTGGTCAGTTGCTGAATGGTCGTTTTGTCCTGCTGGCGTTCCTGCTCCAGCGCACTGAACCGGTCGATCTGGTCGGCCTGAGATTGCGCAACGGCTTCAACAACCTGATGCAGCTGACTGAAGCGCTGATCGTCAGTTTTCTGGCCTTTATTGAGAATGCCCATCATGCGGTTAAACCAGTTGGCTCCCTCCTCACTGCGCTGGGCCGCCAATTCGATCACTTCAGCTTCAAGCGCATCAGAGAACAGCGGCGCCTCAACCTGCTGGTTGTTGAAGGCCATCACCTGCGCACGCTGCTGCGCGGCGAATTTAAGGCGCTCAGTTCCCAGGCTCGCCGGTGTGTCCGTCATCGCCAGGCCGACCACATACGCCTTGCCGTTAAGGGCAAACTGCGGATGCAGCTCAATACTGGAATAGATTTTTTTTCCTTCATCGGTGAGCTGTTTCATTCGTGCCGACGCGTCGATCTCGGCATAAAGCGCCGTGCGACCGGCCAGCGGTCCCTCGGTGATATCCTCCGCGCTCAGCGCGACAACATCCCCCATGGCGCCAAAATTGCTGTCAGGGAGCATGGAGAGATAGTGCTCCACGTTGACGCGGGCGCCGTAAACGTCCGGGTTGTAGCTCGCCGCCGCATCGCGGAGGTGCTGCGGCTGGATCTCGCGCCCGTCAACGGTGGCGCCGGAAACCGCAACGCGAAACTTTTTGCGGGCGGGTTTAGTCGTGCTGGCCATGTTGTTTAATCCTGTTGGTTTGTGTCAGTCGCAGCATCATCGCAGAGCCTGAAAGCCACGCGCCACGCGGTTTTGTTGTCGGAGAACGGCCAGACCTGAAACCTCGCGCCGACCGGATCGCGCGCGGGTAATCTCCCTGCTCAAAAGGGGGAAGTGATGATTCAGGATGCGTTTATTCGACTGCGGGCAAAACAGCTCTACTGGCAGGGATACCCGCCCGCCGAAATTTCACGGCTGATGGGTATCAGCTCTAATACGGTGTATTCGTGGAAGAAGCGCGACGAGTGGGACGAAACGCCCCCGATTCAGCGCGTCACCCAGTCTATTGACGCCCGCCTTTGCCAGCTGAATGCAAAAGACAACAAGACCGGCGGCGACTTCAAAGAGATTGACCTGCTTACTCGGCAGCTGAAAAAGCTGGATACCGGGCAAAATGCGGCGGCTACCGGGAACAAGAAAACCAGTCGCCGCAAGAAGAAAAATCACTTTACGGATGAGCAGATAGAGGCGCTGCGCTCAAAAATACTCGACTCCCTCGCATGGCATCAGCGCGGCTGGTACGAACAGCGCGATCAACGTAACCGGATGATCCTTAAGTCCCGTCAGATTGGGGCTACCTGGTACTTTGCCCGCGAGGCATTGCTGGGCGCACTGAGAACGGACGTTAAGCACGACTACCAGCGCAACCAAATCTTTCTGTCAGCGTCCCGCAAACAGGCGCTTCAGTTTCGAAACTTTATCCGTAAAGCGGCTGAAGAGGTGGACGTCGAACTTAAAGGCGGCGAGCAAATCACGCTGTCAAACGGTGCAGAGCTGCATTTTCTCGGGACGTCGGCGGCGACGGCGCAGTCGTACACCGGGCACCTGCGATTTGATGAGTTTTTCTGGACAGGTAACTTTATCAACCTGCGCAAGGTCGCCGGGGCCATGGCAACGCTCAAAGGCTTAACCCGCACGTACTTCTCGACGCCATCGAGCGAAAGCCATGAAGCCTATCAGTTCTGGACCGGGGATCGGTGGAATGCGAAACGGCCTAAAGCGCAGCGCGTTGATTTCGACGTGTCCTGGAAGAAAACGCATAGCGGCGTGCTTTACCCGGACAAAACCTGGCGGCAGATCGTCACTATTCAGGACGCTATCAACAACGGCTGGGACTACACCGACATTGATGAAATCAGGGACGAAAACAGTCCCGATGAATTTGAAAACCTGTACATGTGCGAGTTTGTCAAAGACGGTGAGAGCGCGTTTAACCTTAGCCAGCTGTTAGGTTGTGGCGCTGACGGTTATGACGACTGGCCCGACTGGAAGCCGTTCGCCGGTCGCCCCATGGGGCAGCGCGAGGTGTGGCTGGGGTATGACGCCAACGGCGGCAGCGGTAATGGTGATGCGGGTGCTTTGTCCGTCACTGTCCCGCCTCTGGTCGCCGGAGGACGGTTTCGCACGGTTGAATTGAAGCAACTACGAGGGCTTGAGTTTGAACAGCAGGCGGCGGTCATCAAAGAGGCTGCCGAGCGCTACAACGTCACTCACATCGCCATCGATGGACAAGGCGTCGGGGAGGCGGTCTGGCAGATTGTTAAAAACTGGTTCCCGGCGGCTATTTGCTACCAGATGAGCCTCTCTTCCAAGCGCGCCCTTGTCCTCAAAATGTTGCAGGTCATACGCGCTGGCCGCTGGGAATATGACCGCAGCGAGCAGGGTCTGGTCAGAGCCTTTAACGCTGTTCGCAAAGTTGTTACGCCCGGCGGTTTCATCACTTACGAAACGGACCGATCGCGTGGCGTGAGTCATGGGGATATGGCATGGGCAACCATGCTTTCAATTATTAATGAACCGCTGGGCCAGGAGAGTGGCGGCGGTGGCTTCGCAATGGGATGGTAACTGTGAAAAAGAAATACGGTAAAAAACAAGTGGCCAGCACTGCCGGTTCTGACATTGCGGAATCACTGAAGGCTGATCCTGCGTTGACAGCATTCAGCTTTGACGGCCCTTATCCCGTGCGCGACATGGCTGACCTGCTGGACAATCTCTATTGCCTGGATAACGGGCGATACTATGAGACACCCGTGGATTTTTACGGACTGGCTAAAGCCCCGCGCCAGAGCGCCTGGCATGAGTCGGCGTTGTACTTTAAACGCAATGTGCTGACCGGGTGCTTTATTCCGCATAAGCTGCTTAATCGCCAGACCTTCTCCGCGTTTGCGCTCGACTGGTTCACGTTCGGTAATGCTTATCTTGAGCAACCGCGCAACCGCCTGGGCGGCCCGCTACCCTTCCGGCATTCACTGGCGAAATACACCCGGCGCGGGAGCGTTGACCTCGATCAATACTGGTTTATCAGGCGCTGGAAAGAAGAGCATACGTTTAAATCGGGGTCGGTCTGTCACGTTCTGAATCCTGATATCAATCAGGAGGTCTACGGCATGCCGGAATATATGGCCGCACTGCTGGCCGCCAGCCTGGCCCACTCTGCCGACATGTTTCGCAAGCTGTATTACGACAACGGATCTCACGCCGGATGCATTGTCTATATTGGCGCCGGACAGGTTGACGATAAAAGCATGAAGGCAGTCAAGGAGACGCTGACCGGTGCGCGTGGTAAGGGAGCATTTAAAAACCTGCTGCTGCATGCGCCAGGCGGTGGCAAAGACGGCGTGCAAATCCTCCCTTTCCAGCAGATCACGGCAAAAGATGAGTTTATTAATATCAAGAACGCCACCCGGGACGACATACTCGCGGCGCACCGTATCCCGCCGCAGCTGATGGGCGCCATGCCAGAGGGAAACGGATCTTTCGGGGATATCGAGAAGGCTGCGCGGGTCTACGCCATCAACGAGCTGACGCCCGTCATGGAAGCGCTAAAGGTGGTTAATGAGTGGGCGGGCGAAGAAGTGATCCGCTTCAACCCTTACGCACTCCTTGCTGACGTCAAATAACCCCGTCACGACATTCAATCTTTTTAAATAACCGCAGCCAGTGACAACGGGCCAGCGCCACCGCTGGTCCTGTATTTCCTGTTAATCAAATCCCGCTCCTGTGCCTCTCTGTGCGCCGCTGTCGCTTACATACTCCGCGCATCACTAATCCAAAAATAACCGCTTACAGTGGCGCAGATTGCGCGAAATCACCTATTAAGCCCATGCCCTGTCCACCCACGTTTGCGGGGGCTTGCCCCCCGTCACCTGCGCGCAGCAACCCTTTCATTTTTCGTGCATGCACAAAACCGGCCTCAGACCGCGCCCCGCATTGGCCTAAAAGGGATAAAGTACATCAAAAAAATTGTGCAAATTTGTGCACTATTGTGCACTAAATTGTATCCCTGTATTGCTTACTTACCTTTTGCATGTAAACTCCATGGATAGCTGGAATTACTTCCAAAAGGTGGAACAAAATGGCTTTTACAAAAATCAGAATCGACAATCTTTTTTGCTTTGAAAACACCGTCCTTGACCTGAGCTTCACAAGAACTCCAGTTAATAGCTCACTGGAAGGCGAGTATATTGAGGGGTTTGAAAAATTTTACTTCAAAAAGGTTTGCATTGTATCTGGCGCAAATGCTTCAGGAAAAACATCACTTGGCCGAGTAATGCTCTCCGTTCTACGCTTTCTTAGCAATGGGGTTTTTAATCCTGAGCCATTGAAACTAATGGATAAAACGAAACCTGCTTATATTGAAATGGACTTCTTTCAGGTTCATTTGAAATCCTTATTCAGAATTGGTGTTTGGCTGAAAGCTTCTGAGGACTCCGTCACTGTAGAAAAAATTGCTATGGCATCAGTTGATTTACGTAAATCAGATTCTTGTGCAAAAACAACCAAGAGACTGGATGCTATCTGGAATGATCAAAAATTCGAGCTAAGTGGACCAAATAAATATTTTTCTACTGAGAATGCTAATCCTAAGGAGTTTTCTCAATATTTAGAAGATTTAGACTTCATCCTAGGATGGCATTTCATTCTATCGGAAAACCAAGAAAACACGGATAAGATTTCACGTATTAAAAAAAATGTTCTTAAGAGTATACTTAAAACTTTTGATAATACAGTCAAGTCTGTTTCTGGACTCATTGTCAAAGATGATGAGGGAAAGGAAGATCTACAGGGGTATTCTGTAGTTTTCAATAATGGTGATAAAGTTATTATTGATATGGAGGGCGAAATAACTAATAAGGATAGATTATCTCGAGGGACTTATGAGGCTGTAAAAATATCGCATCTTCTTTCGGGAGTTATTGAAGATAAAACTGAAGAAGCCGGTATGAATTTCCCATGCAGTGGGCTTTACTTCTTGGATGAGAAAATGGCCTTCACTCACACTGAATTAGAAAAAATGATGGTAACTCTGATAATATCTAAACTTTGCAGATATGGACAATTCATATATACAACTCATAATTATGATATTTTGAGCTTAGATTTACCAACTCACTCATTTACATTTACAAAAAAAACAGATGGATTAACCACCTTTATTGAAGCCACTTCCCAGCATAAAAAGAATGACCGGAATCTTTTAAGCAAGGTTAAAAACGATTGTTTTTCAACCATTCCTGATGTTTCATTAATTGAAGAAATGCTTTTTGAGGATTGATTATGGCGGCCAAAAAATTTGCTATTGTCCTCGTTGAGGGGGAAACGGAAAAGGCATTATTCAGTGATTTCAAAACATCGCTTGGGTACCCTATAAAAAAAATAGTGATTGCAAACTTATGGAATGTTAGCATAAAAAAAATCATGCCAGCTTTGACTGAAATTAGTGAGATCGTAGTGGTTTTTGATACTGACCGAATTGAAAACATAGAACGATTTAAAACCAACATAAGTCTTCTAAAGGCCAAGAAGCATACAATCCACTTATTTCAACAAACAAGAAATTTTGAAGATGAGATTGCTAAAGCGTGCAACATAAACAACCGTGCTTTGTATTCTTCTTTTTGCTCAAAAATTGTTTCCTCAGATAATTTCAAAAATGAATTTATTGCTTTACGCAACAGAATGCCAAAGCTCGACGGTCTCAACATTAACAAAAGCTTACTATGGAGCAGGGGCATAATTCCACAATTGAATGTTTATTCCTCACATACTTCATCCCATGATGCTTATTTTTCATAGCACTAAAAAATAAATTCAATAGAGTCATGATTTTTTAAAGCCGCTAAGATGAGCGGCTTTCTTATCAGTAATCTACATCATTTAACGCAGCCATTATTGCCAGCCTCTCAGATGCCGGTAGAGCTGCAAATTTCTCTTTCCAGCGCAACGCTTTCCGTTTAATGCGATAACGATCGTTGTAGTCCTTACCCGCGAACGTATGCGAATAAGCCCGCCCCTCCGGGTAATTCATCCAGATTTTCTCTGTTCGAACACCGCCGCGCGTCATCGCCTGGAACTCGCTGGCGCGCCAGCCCGGGAGCATGCGATCGTACAACTCGGATGGATAGCCCGACAAAATCACGCTGACGTTATCGGGGAGATCGCGCAGACGCATGAGCAATCTTTTGTGGTCTTCAACAGAATACTCGTACCGATAGCGCGCGGAGCTGCTGCGCGTCTCTGGGAGATAAGGTGGATCAGCGTAGATGAGTACGCGCCCCATTCTTTCTAGTTCCGTCTTTCCATCAGCAGCATGCCGCCGTAGCCTGGCCTCCAGAAAATCAACCGCATCCCCCACGTCGATAAACAAACTCTCGCCGAGAGTATTCAGAAATTCCGGATTACCCTGGTTAAATGCTTCAATAGTTTGCGGGTCGATATCGATCCCCCAATTCACTTTTGCCGGAGGTTTACGCAGCATGACCGCCCCACCGCCTAAATGCGTTTCAATGTAGACATCATGCGGCGGCATTTCGGTGATGATTTTTTGATAAACACCGCTTGCCGCCTTGCTTCCCAGATAACTCATCATCCCCTCCCGGTACCATACAGTCAGAAGTAACAGTGCTGCAGCACCGTCCCAAATGACGGTGCTCGATAGAATGGCCAGCACGGTCAAAAGTGACCGTGCTTTCCTGAATAATCAGAGAGCCTTACCCGCAGCCCTTCAATAACACCGGGCGCATACTCCCATTTTCCATCTGGCGCAATCATGGCGCCCGCCGAAATGCCGGAAGCCGGATCACGGAAAATTGCTAATCCAAGTGGGTGAAGGATTTCAGCGTTAATGCGGACGATAAGACCGAGTGCTGAAAGCTGATTCCAGTCCAGCCAGTCACAGCCGCCGATTTTTTCACGTTCAGCCGGAATTGCTGGCAATGCGAGCGCCTTCCGTGAGTCTTCTGATTCAGTAACCGGCGCACAATGGCGATCGTAATATTCGATAATCTGGAGAGCGACGGCTGCGATCTGCACCATCTCTTCGCGTGCCGTTCCTGATTTATGGCCGCCAAATTCATCATGCAAAATAGCCTGGCTAAACTCGCCCACCTCTTCGCTAAGGATGGTTTGCCAGACGAACGGATGCTGATCGCGGTCAGCTCCCCATTTCTCATCCTGTCGGTTCATTTCGGCGATGACTGAACCAATGGCCTTAGTGCTGAAATGTTTCATATTTACCTCTTGTTTTTCCGTTTAGCTGCCTTCTTCAAGCGCGTGACCAGGCCACGCACTGCCATGTATTCGGAAGGTGGTTTATCTTTCTCGCCTGCGTGCCACACCTTCACCTCACGCAACCGGCCGTTTTCAGCCGCCAGCATCCTGCCACCGTGGCGAACGCGGGCGCCGCCTGCGACTGATCGCACAACGTCTTCACTGACGAAGATCCGACAGTCGCGCAGCTGCGCGCCGATGCTGGCGATCACCGCTTCGGAGATACCGTGTTTTTGCGTCGCTTCTTTTTGCTGTGCCTGGCGCAATGCGGCCTCGGCCTTTTTCTTCTGGTATTCCGCAGCCGCGGCGGCGTAATTGTTCGCGCGCCGCTCGGCCTCAATACGCAGCTGTTCGCGCCAGCGCTGGTCTGCTTCTTCCGGCGTCAGGCTCATGTCTTTCGCGGCGGTAACTTTTGGCCCCCACGTCAGCGCGCTTTCGTCATCAATAGACGTGCGCAGGCCGCGCGCGGTACGCGTGAAGGCATGATCTGAGCTTTCCCGGGCGGATTTTCTTAGCCTGCTGGTGATCTCCTGCCTTTGCTGGCGTGAATATCGCCTTAAATCTTCGATATTCAGCGGAAGTTCTGTCCCTGAACTGTCGTCAGGCGCGGTTTTATCAGCTGGCACTGCCATTTCTGACGGTGGTTTTTCGTCCGAAGCGGAGCGCCCCGTACAGTTATTGACAGAACTCCAAGGGGCCGCGTCGCGGCCCTCTAAAGTCAAATTCTCGACCAGCGATGGCTTACGCTTCGGTACGATTTTGTAATCGTTGGTGCGGGTATAAATGACCGATTCACTGATCGTAAAAGGACAATAGACGCCGCTGATTTTGGCGACTGTGTCACCATAATCATTGCCGTTTTCGGTGTATTCGTAATTGAGGCGAACACGCAAACAATCGCGGGTTACAAACGGGCCGCCCTGGGCGTTGACGTATCCCGACCAGTCGGGCGCATCAGCCGCAGCGCGGGCTGCTTCAAGTTCCGGGTGCAAGACAAGCTCACGACTTCCCAGGCGCCTTAGCTCGCGCCAGGTGGATACAGGCGCGCCGCCAATCTGCTGAAACTGGCGAATACTCCAGCGTGAAGCCCACGCCCGCACGCGCTTTGCCATCTCTTTAACGGGTTTGCCTGACTCGTGATCAAACTCGCCATCCATTCCATAACCGTCGATATTTTTTGAGATGTACTTTGCGATGTATCCCGTTGCCGATCCAAACTCTTCATCAATTGGTTTGGCAGTAAAACGATACTGAGCCGCGCCGGGTTCGCTTCCATCCACCTGGAGGGCGTACTCATGAAAAATTTCAGTGGCAAGCTCCACCTCTTCAGGGCGGAGAAATAACAGCAGGTGCCAGTGCGGCGTTCCGTCGTGATGTGGTTCGGCTACTCGAAAACCAAATGTGCGGATGCCTTCCCTTCCCCATTTGGCGCGTACACGTGACCAGACGTTGCAAAGGTACTTTTGAGTTTTGCGTGGGCTGGCATTGCAGTATTTATCGTTGCGCTTGCCGGAATGCACATGCGTGGCGTGATAACGTGACGGTGCGGTCAACGTGTAGAACATGCCAACCAGTCCCATCTCGTTAGCCATATCCTCAAAACCGCGCATGCGCACCATCAATTCATGACGGGCGATCTTCGGGTTGGAAACGCTGCCCATGACCTTATCGAGCAAGGAGGTACGCTCGCCAGTGTCCTGGTCTTCCAGCTCCATCGCCTGAAGGTATTCAAAGTTGGCTTTTTTTTGAGCTACCCACTCCCTGAGGCAAGGTTCAGAGCAGTAAGGGGATGCCACTTTGCTGACGTAGCTAGTGGCGATCATGAGGTGCTCACGCCAGCGGTCATGAATTTTGCGGAGCTTACTTAGCCACCACTTTTCCTTTTGAAGTCTGGCAATAACACGCAATGCATCTTCTGCTGTCAGTACTTCATCGCAATACTGTTTCCAGCGAGGGATCGCAATGTTGAGTGAGATCGCTTTACTGGCAATGGCGCCGTAAGCGTAGATCGTGGAAAACTCCACATCTGCCGTTTTCTCGTACCGAAAATCAAACTCGCGCATAAACTCGCTTTTCATCATATTGGCGAGCCTATAGGCCAGTCGTTTCAGGCGTTTTTTATCTGCCCAAGGCAGCAGATGAAAATCATCACGTAGCGGAAAGAGAATTGCAGGCAGATTACTTTGTGGCAGATACTGTGCGTTTACCGCATCAACGCGACGCAATACGTGGCGCTCAAACGTGTTGAATAACCAGCGTACAGCCTCTTTCGGATCCCTGCGCTCCAGAGTTTCCAGGTGCGTTGAAAAACGCTTGCGGATAAATGCCGGGAGAGCCTGGACGCGGCGACGCAAGTGACGGGCGAGCCTTGCTCGTTCAAATGCCCTGCGCGCCTCGCCATCGCGAGGTCGCAACGGTACCCGATAAACAACATCAACAAGATCGCTATAGGCGAGCGCCTTACGCTCGCCTTTGGGGGTGAGATACTCAATTGAGCTTTCTTCGGAGTCGTTGGGGTTAATTGCTTGCCCTGGGGCGCTCCAGCTCCATGCTAAAACGGTCATTAGCGCACCTCATCACCTACAGAGATCGCATTTGCCTTTATTTCGGAATCGCAAATAATGACCTTTGCGCCAATATGTCCGCAGCAGATCACATCCACGTAAACAAGCCAGTAAAGACCATTTGAGCTACGTTCAATTTTTTTTACGCGGTACACGTTAGGGTGAATAATCATTCGCATACCCCGGCATAAACGCTGCTGCATACAGTCTTATCGTTGGCGGCCGCCAGTAGATCAAACTGCACTCCGCCACGCGTGGTTAAAGCCCAGTCGCGATAAGACTCAATTCCATAAGCATCAACGGTGACAACTTCAATTCGCTTTTCAGCTCGGCGCGGGTCATGCGTGGATGGGAAGAACGTCGAATTGCCACGGCGTGAACATTCCGCTACGAGTCTTTCCCATTCAGCTACTCGGCGGACCTCTTCAGGCCAGCGCTGGAATATCTCCGCCAGTTCAGACTTACGGGCGTGAATGCAAGGCATGCAGCCGACGCGGCTACAGCCTTGCAGGTAAAGCGGGTTAGGCTTGATGCCATGACGCCGGGCAAGGGCGAACACATCTTCATGCAACCAATTAAGGATCGGGCGATATACATGCAAACCCGGTGTGTTGTCTGCGTCTTCCTCCCAGACAGGCAGCAAAGCACGTTCCGGTGATTCCTGCGCTCTGACACCCTGCCAGCTGATTACCTCGTCATATTCATCTAAGGCAGGAACAATAATCTGTGTTCTTATTGGCTCATGTTTCAGCTCAAACGTGCAGAAGCGCACCTTTGTTGAAGGGAACCGGCCTTTCCACATGCACAAATCAAGAAATGGGATACCGGTTGGGTTAAGAATCTCCAGCGCGCGATGAATGCGTTCTGCGGCCTCATCTGGCGACATTCCGCACTCCTGAACCAAAGAGACAGGCCACTTTTCAGCAATGAATTTTCGTTTGCCTTCTATACGCCTGGTGAAATCAGCCTTAACGCGAATAACCTTACCTAGCTTTGATTCCAGGTAATCGAGGTATTCCATCGTTTGAGGGTGCTCATGGCCCGTATCAGCAAAGACGGAAATATGTGGAACATCGTTTTCAATGGCCCGGAGCCACTGCGCGAGGCTATCCTTTCCACCTGAAATACTGATTGTGTTAATAGTACTGGAAGCAAAGCAGCGCGGATCAATAGCTGTCATTGGCCTCATGATTTCTATCTCCGGAAATGTACAGTCATGGCTTTCACCTTTAGCGACATCCTGTAAGCAGCTGATAGATGCGAATGCATAGCAGTCCTTACAGTGATTCAATGTGAGGAGAAGTCAGGCGCTGCCAGATTTCGCAAACTTGCTCAGCCTGATAAACGGCATCGGTTAAAGCGTTGTGTGCAACCGAGCGTCGCGGGTGGGGAACGTAGCCGATGGTACCGGCAATGGTCAGCAGAGAACGGAAACAGCATTCATTCCAGAAATTCCACGGCAGCATAGGAACGCCTTCGAGCGATGAGCGTTCAAAAGCAGATTTGATGATTGGAAAATCAAACGAGCCGCCCTTGCACCACACCTTCAAATGCTTTTTCATCGTTTCTGGGGATGCATCTTCAATGAATCGGGCGAAATTGATCATCACTTCAATTTCATGAGACTTTGAATTAACCAACTCGCTGATAGGTTCTTTATCCTGCCTTAGCCACCACATCACGGTGTCAGCAGAAATGTGAGCACCGCGAACCTGCGAGGTACGAGGATCAATCGTCTCGTAGAAAGATGGGCCAATCTGCCCAGTTGATGGTTCGAAAAAGACAGCACCAATAGCGCAAATTGCGGCGTTGGGTTGAGTACTGAGCGTCTCAATATCGATCATTAAGTGATTCATGGTTTACTACCCTCACTGGTGATTGTTTCGTGGTTGGATATCCACTGCTCAAGTGCTGAATAAATCTCTTCGGGGGTAAGGCCTTGCTCTTTCAGCAGGCCCATGCGGATGCGCAGCAATCCGAGTAAGTGGGCGCGCTCGCCTTTGCGCGCATTGGTGCTGATTCCCATAAACTCTGGATCGCTAATTCCGCCTTCCGGCTTTATTGACGTAACCGACATGCAACCTCCTGAAAAAGGCAAAACAAATCCCCGGCAAAGTGAATGCCATTATTTTTAAATCGGGTTAGTTAATTGTTTGAACGCGGTTTTCTTTTAATCTGCTTAAATATCCTTTCATGCCAGTAATACATGAAATCAACAAAGGTCATTCGCGCGCGATCGTGATTACCGCGAATGGCTTTTTCGAGCCCGTAAATTATTAAATCTTTAGACGGACTTTTTGAAGTAATGGTGATACGAGCACCGTTTTTTAGATGTACAGTGAACCCCTGCTCGGCACTTTCCACTGCTTCTCGAATCAGCATTTCCTGTTCCCAAGATGTTTTTTCTTCGGTGAACATGGCGTACTCCGATGATCAGTTAAAGCGAGGGGGCTCCAGCCGCCAGGAGGCTCTAGCTCCCAGTTTCAGGTGTTCCAAGATCTCCGGGGTAACTTCTACGGTTACCGCCTGCGGCTGAACAAACTTCATAGCCTTCTTCAGTTGCTCAGCGTCCAGAGATAGCAGGTCGTATGGTTTAGGGATATCACCATCGGTCACGGAAATAATGATGTTGCGGAGTTCTTCAAGAGTGCATTCATCATTCTCGCCTTGAAGCATTGCGAAATGATAAAGGTGGGATACGCCGTGGCGTAAAAGCTGGAGAGAGTAATCATGATTCCATTCCAGAAACTCTTTATTGAAATGGAAGCATTGTAAAAGCGAGTTAATTTTGTCTGCATATTCGAGTTTCATTTTCGCCCCCAGAGATTAAAAAGCAATAAACCGCTTTTTACTCATGATTCTGTCAATCGTTCGGCATGCTTCTGATAAAGCAAAGTCAATGCCGTAATAATGGCCTGTGTGCGTAATTTGATAGCGCTGGCGATTGTACGGTTTTTTGCGTGGGAGTTTCAGAATAGTAAAGCCACAGTAAAGACTGGTTTTGCTATTCAACTGCAACACCCCCTTACCAACCCCACTCTTCATATGAGAACTCCGTCAAACAAAAGATATTCATTGAATTGTTAAGCCATTCATGATGGCTTGTTTATGGTATTTTTTTATGGCCTGCATTCCCCCAAGAATGGGCAGGCAACTACACATAAAACAAGGAGTTTCAATGTCTAGTAATGAAGTTCGTAAGGATCCCTATGTTATCGCCAAGCAATATGGTTACGTCGAAGGCGAATCTGGTATGGCTTTTATTGGCTTTGGCTTCCCGCAAAAAGTCTCCATTCCATCCACCGACCGTTTCTTTGTTGGGCTCGCCTTGGATGAGATCGAAGAGTTGGCCGCCATTCTGCAAGATCACGTCAACAGAAATCGTGGCAAGTAATCGCTTGTAGGGAACCAGCGCCACCAATGTGGCGCTTTTCATATCGCCACGGTGGTAGATTTGCCCTTGTAATGCACTATCTGATTCAGCAGGTTTGAGCATTTTCATTCTCCCAGTCCAAGCCACATCAACCACCCTTCCCTGATCTCCTTCGGACGACTTTCGTAGGCCAGTTTCATGCCGTTGTTCCAGGCTGGAAGGTAAACCCAGTACTCGCCCGCACGGCCAGAAGTAGACAGGGGATCGGTCATCTCGATTACAGGAAGCTTCCCTTTCTCGATCATTCCTCTTACCGCAGCCGGCGTTTTCCCGATGAGTCTGGCAAATTCCTGATAAGGAACCGCATCGGTCGTGCTTGTGATTTGCTTTACCATTAACATTTCCTCGTTATTCGGTTCATGGATTGCTCTTAATGGCTTATAGTTGGCTTTAGTGTTCAATACTAAACACTTAACTGTTTACATCTAAACACCATACTATTGAGATCTAAACACCATGTCAAACGCGTTAAACGAGAAAATCGTCTTAATAAGAAAGTCTGAGTATCTAAGTAGACAGCAACTAGCTGATCTAACAGGAATTCCTTATGGGACTTTAAGTTATTACGAAAGCGGACGCTCAACCCCACCAACCGACGTAATGATGAAGATTCTGCAAATACCTCAATTTACTAAATACACACTGTGGTTCATGACCGATCAGGTTTCGCCTGAAGCCGGTCAAATCGCACCGGCACTCGCACACTTTGGGCAAGACTTAACAACCTCGCAGCACTCAGACCAAAAGATTGGTTAACAATTAACCAGTCCTACATACATTTCAAATGTCTATTATTGGTCGAAAAGTATTCATCACATAATTGCAACGCGTTGAGGCCTAAAGGCAAACGCACCCATCGGAGGGTTTTCTTATGACTATTAAGAAACTCGATGATGGTCGATATGAAGTGGACATCAGGCCTGCTGGTCGCAATGGAAAGCGTATCCGCAGGAAGTTTGATAAGAAAAGTGAAGCGGTAGCTTTCGAGAAGCATACTCAGTTCAACCATCACACCAAAGAATGGTTATCAAAACCGACGGATAAGCGGCATCTGTCTGAACTGATACAGCTTTGGTGGAATTTGAAAGGCAAGCATGAGGAGCACGGTAGGATAAACCGCAACAAGTTAGATATTTTTTGCAGGATTACCGACGATCCTTGTACTTTTCAGATTACGAAAGCGCTGATTAGTCAGTATTACGCGGCAAGAAGAAGTCAGGGCATTAAAGCTTCTACCATTAACCGTGACCTAAACAGCATCAGTGGCATGTTCACAGCGCTAATCGAGGCCGAGTTGTTTTCGGGTGAACATCCGATCAGGGGCAGGAAGAAGTTGAAAGAAGAAGTCCCCGAAACTGGCTATCTGACAGAGGACGAAATCAAGCACTTGCTCTTTAGACTGGATGGCGACAACAAGAAGATAGCCGTTCTCTGTTTGAGTACAGGTGCTCGTTGGGGTGAAGCGGCTCGACTCAAGGCAGAAAACATCATACAGAACCGTGTGACGTTCGTTAAAACCAAGAGTAACAAGCAGCGGACTGTTCCAGTTTCAGCGGAAGTGGCAAAACTCATAGCGGATGGTAAGCGAGGGTTGTTATTTGGTAAGGCGTCTTATTCTGACTTCAGACAGATACTCAGGGAAGTAAAACCTGATCTTCCGACCGGCCAGGCGACGCATGCACTACGCCACAGTTTCGCGACGCACTTTATGATTAATGGGGGAAGCATTATTACGTTACAGAGGATCCTTGGGCATGCACGAATTGAGCAAACTATGGCCTACGCTCACTTTGCGCCCGAATACCTCCAGGACGCGATCTCGCTTAACCCGCTGAGAGGTAGCGCTAATGTGTGAAACGTCCACATAATGTCCACAGATGGGTAATTAGTTATGGCTTTCAATGGTCTTGCGTGCCGCGCAACCCCGCATTGTACCGTTGAAAGCCCCTTGTTTCGGGTGTTTCCAACGCACCCGACGGGGCTTTTTTCCCACCCTCGATGCAGGTATTCTCCCGACAGATGTGTTAAATTTTGTGTATCTCTGTTAATTCTGCGCTAATTGTCGTTTCGCATAGCTTGCCGGTAGTTACGATTAGCGTTCGGGAGCCGTATTCCTCATGTCCGATTTTCTCCTCGCTCGCGTTTCGCAAACGCTCGCCAATGAACACACCCTGGAAACATTGGTGCGACAGCTGCTTGAGATGCTGGAGCTTGTTACCCGAATGGAATCTACCTACCTGACTCGTATCGACTTCGAGGCGCAGCGCCAGCAGATTATGTACGCGCACAATAGCAGCGAAATGCAGATCCCTGAAGGTTTCTCCGTTCCCTGGAATGATTCCCTGTGTAAACGTGCGCTGGACGACCGCTGCATATTCAGCAACGATGTCGCCGAGCGCTGGCGTTCGTGTATCGCCGCCCAGGATTTGGGTATCGCAACCTTTTTCAGCATCCCCGTGCGCCTGACCGATGGCTCATTATTCGGCACGCTCTGCGCCACCAGCCGGGAAAGACAACCCTATAACATTGAGGGTGAGCAGGTGATGAATCTGTTTGCCAACCTCATTTCGCACTATGTTGAGAAAGAGACCCTGGTACAGCAGCTTCGGGCAGCAAACGTCGCGCTGGAGATGCACTCGTACACCGATGAGCTCACCGGTTTGCCGAATCGCCGCTCGTTGTTCAAGCATCTTGCCGCACAGTTTGCGCAGGCCAGAGAACGCCAGCGCAGCGTACTGCTCATTTTTATCGATCTCGATGATTTCAAGGCAATCAACGACCGATTCGGTCACCCCTGCGGTGACAGCTTTCTGATTCAGGTTGGAGAACGCCTGTTGGCCCGCGCCCGCCGCGGCGATATTGTTGGCCGCCTGGGCGGCGATGAATTTTTGCTGGTTGGCCTATGTTCCGAAGCGGAGGAACAACAGGAGTATATTGCCGCTTTACGTAAAGAGCTAACGGGGATCTATTTCCTTGGCGCGCACCGAATTAACTATCCCGGCGCCAGCTTTGGCGTGATTGAAGCCAACCCACAGGCAATGGACGTTGAGCAAGCGCTACGAAGCGCCGACGACGCGATGTATCAGGATAAAAAGTCACGTCGCCAGGGAACATTTTTTCATATTGACTAATATACGGTGAAATCCCGTATCATATTAAGCACGATTCGCACCTACAGGGGCTCAATAATGAGACTGGGTATTCTATTTCCGGTGGCTATTTTTATCGTCGCCGTTGTTTTTCTGGGCTGGTTTTTTGTCGGCGGCTATGCGGCACCGGGCGGGGCGTAA